GAGAAGCGAAGACCACATTCTGGTTGAAGACGGTACTGGTTACGATAGCTGTGGCCTCATGGACATTCTCCAAGACGTGGCCACGCTCTGAGTTAAAGTTAATGCCAGCACCCGTGCGTTCCACCCAGACCAATTCGTCTTTACCAAAGAAACGGACGTGCTGTACCCGATACTCACCGCCACGCTGGAGGCAAGATGCGTCACGCACAATCTGGCCACGCCAGTCTGCGGTCGCGTTGTTGATCTTGGAAAGATGCTGTTCCTTGCCAGTGTCGAGCGATGTGATGTCGCGCGACGTGTCGAGACCTTGGAAGTTCTCGTAAACGAACGTCTTGGTCTTGAGGCCAGTGGTTGAACGTGTGTTGCTCGACATTAGTAGCTAACCGTCCCGTTCTTGGTGTTGGTTGTGCCACCGTTGATGTTGCGCTTGTTAGTGCCACCATCGACAGTACGCATCTGAAGTTTGGTGTTGCCGTTGTATTGCTCCCACATCCGAGCATTCAGGATGCGCTGGAATTGAGGCGTATAGATTTGTAGCTTGTCGCTCATCTGTTGAGCGGCATAATGATACAGCAAACCTGCCACGACGATCTGGTCATTGATGGCTCTGACGTCTGTGGGAGACTGATAGTAGTCAACTTCCACACCGTCGTAGTAGGGGTGCATGCGTATCTCGTCGATAATCATGTTGGCAAATTCAATGAACATGAGCATTACGTCACCGTCCACTGTGCCAGCATGGAAGTCGCCATAGCGTCGCAAAGCCTGCATGGCCAATGCGTTTAGTGGCGCGTTCGTTTCGCGGATGTGGGGGTTGGTGTTGCTCTGTGCCATAGGTTATACCTTCTTGACGATACGGGCGTTCTGAACGAAGTGGTTGGCTTCGAAACGAGCCACATCGCTTTTCTTCACTTTGTACTCAAGCCGACCATTGCTGAAGTTGCGGATTGGATTGATGCCAGCCACCGCAAACATTGATGGCTCTTTCTCGCGAGACTGATACCAGATGTGGTCTGGTTCAGGTTCTGCTTTTGGCTTTGGTGCTGCTTTGGCTTTTGGCTCTTCTTGAACGTAAGCCTCATTCACGTCTGGTGTGGATGGATCGTCAGCGATGAAGTGGCCATCAGCAGTGCGTGCGCGGGTGCGCTTGGGTGCTGCTTTGGCGGTTGGTTTTTTAGGTGCAGTTGCCATGTTTCCTCCAAAAAATAGGGGGCGTGTCTACGCCCCCTATAATGAACTACTTGTTGACTGCGGTCGTCCTTACGATGCAGTGCGTGTACTCCAGTTTTTGATATAGCCGTGTACTTTGTCCTGAAGAAGCTCAAGGCCACATTCAGTTAGGTACTCGTGCTTGACGCTGTCGGCGTCAGGTGACTGACGGTTTTCCAACAGTTGTGTGTCACGACCTTCTAGGTAGCGATATGTCAAATATGGGAAGTCGACGATAATCATCGCGTTCTTCATATTTGGAACCTGACGGAACTGCGGGTGCAAGTGAACCATTAGGTCGCCTGCGAAAGTGTTATAGCGAGTTAGGTTCACGCCATACGCACCTTCTAGTGCAGTTGGTTGCCAGCGATCTTTACCCATCTGTTGTAGATGGTTCGCTACGTTCTCGCCTACGAAAGCGATCTTCTGCTTAGAACCATACTTGAAGATGGTTGAAATCAGAAGCTGGTCGAAGCCTTCTTCAGTCATCTCGCCAGCCGCAGAACCGCCATAAGAGCCGTAGTCTGTGGTGATGTCGACGACGTTAGTCAAGCTGTTCAACAAACCGCCAGTGAAGCGAGTTGGTTGCGCAGAAGAACCGTTGCTCTCGTGCTTCACGCCGAAGAACATCGCACGTTCGATGTCTGACATGTGTAGCTTTAGAGCTTTGGTCATTGCTTCGTCCATCTTGTCGCCAGTGCGCAAGAAGGTTGAGTTTAGAGTGTTCGATACTTGGAACGCTGTACGGAAGATTTGCGTGTAGTTCGATGCAACTGTTGCGTCGAAGCTGATTGCAGTTGGCGATGAGCCACCTTCCTGTGCGGCGAAGCCAGCGATGAACAATTCCGCGTTGTCAGCGATTTGGTGCGTAGTGCCGCCGATGTTACGGGTGACAGTCAGCGTGGTCGCTGTAGTGTCAGCAGTAACGTGCATTACTTCGCCAGTTTCGCTGTTCACGACGATTGATCCGTTGACAGCAAACTTGTTGTCGTCAGACGCGTCGATAGTGATTGTGCCAGTAGATGTCGAAGCGACAGCACCGTTCACAGTCATTTTGCGGTCAGGCAGTTCGTCACGGAAGTTTTTGTACTCAGGGTCGTCTGTAGGTTCAGATGATCCCATTGCCAAAAGTGCGTTCAGTGGCGCGTTGCCGTTTGGTTCCATAAGCGTGAAAAGCTCACGGTAGTTCTTGGGGCGGAAATCAGTCGAAAACTCGCCTGATCCGCGAAGTCCTTGGATAGCAGCCATGAGAGTGTCTCCTTATAAGGCTGGTTACATTTAGCGGTTCAGCGAGCTACGCGGTCAAAACCATCGCGATGCCCAGTGCTGCCTGTCAGGCCGTAGCGCGACGTGTGGCATTGATGTGATTGTAGACGGTTGTTTTAAGTTTTTCGTCCCTATCAAAAAAAAGCACCGCCGAAGCGGTGCAGTGTCAGGGAGAATACGAGGTAAATTATCCCATCCCGCGCTTCGCCATAGCGGCAGAAGCGAATTGATCGAAGCGGTCGCCCTCTGGTGCTGCCTCTGGTGCCGCACCTGCCGCTGGAGTTGAGCCAAGAGAGCCAGTGAAGGCTTGTCTGCGCTGGGCAATCTGGCGCATGCGTTCCATCTCTGGGCTGTCCATGTTGTTTTTGAAGTCTGACATAACTTTAAAAGTTAGCTGGACGTCTGCAAAGTCTTCCATTGTGTAGCCACGCTCTGCTGCGAAGACCATGAAGTCTTGCGCCTTGTCGTCTGGGAGCTTGAGAGCTTGCTGGCTGCGGTCAATGTTGTTTGCGATTTGTTGGCGCACTGCGTTTGCTTGCTTTGCTTGGCCCTGCTGCATGCCAGCGCGTGCGGCGTCCGTCATACCTTGTGCATTGCCCAAGACTTGGCGAAGCATCTGTTGAGTTTGAGCCAGTTGCTGCTGCATTGTTTGCATCTGCTGCTGGCTGCCGACCATCATGTCGCGGTATCCAGGGGGTAGAGACGCTGCGTTCTCTTCTTCCCACTTCTTCAGGGTCGCGTCTAGGTCGCCTTGCTGTGGAGCTTTGTCGTAGGGAGGGCCAGATTTATCGCCCTCTGTGTTGCCCATCTGCGGGTTGGACTGCTGGGCTTTCTGGATAGAAGCCAGACGTTCAGCCATCTGCTTGGGGCTTTCGCCAGACTGGCGCATGTGCTGCTCAAGCAAGTCCATGATGGGTTTGTACTGCGCGTTCTTGTAGTTCATCGCGCTGTAGCGTTCGAATGTCGATTTAATTTGTTGCGGGGTCAGCTTGCGAGTGTCGTTGTCTGCGAACTGAACCTCATAAATGACGGCGTCTGCGCCGATTTTATCGCCTTCTGTTTCAGGCGAGCCTTGTTCTGCTGCCTTTTCTTGAGGGCTTTCTTTGGGTGGTTCTTTGGCTTGCTGTGTTTGCTCGGCTTGCTGCGGAGCGACCCCCATCTGCTTGGCGGCGATGTTGTCTACCATTGCGGCCATCTGGTCGGGTGATTGCGGTGTTGCCATTTCTATCTCCTTTGTCCAGCCGAAGCGGGACGGTTTGCGTTAATGTTGCGAGTATGCACGCTAGATGTCTGGGCTGTCGTCCTTGCTGAGTACAGCTTCGGCTTCGAGTTTCATGCGCAGACGTTCGGGTAACTCCAACATTGTTTTGGCGGCCCATATGGAACCGCGTCTGAAGTTTATTTCATCGAGTGGCATGGAAGGGGTTTCTGCGATTTGCATTGCTGCTTGCAGAATTTCTTGCTCCATTACCTCGCGCAGTACGCGCCAACCTTGCGATTTCGTAAGACCGTCGATGGCTTTGATCTTACTGGCTGGCTTCATTTGCGTTTCTGCTTCTTGCCCTTCTTCGCTTTTGCTGCGCCTGCGACGACGGTGCCAAAGGCACGGTTCTTAGTTGCTGATGATTTCATGGTGTCCTCCTATGTAGACGAGATCATCTTACACTGAGGGAACAGGGTTATCGTCCCTTTAACTCCAAGATGCGGTCGAGCTTTGCATCGAGAGCTTCGAGGCGGTCGATGACGCGACCGATGTCCATGTGGACTTCCTCTTTGGTAATGTATTGCTTGGCAAGCTCTTCCCGCGTCTTGTTCAGTAAGATGTCTAGTCGTTTCACCTCTGCTGTGTGTTGACGGAACGTCCAAAAGGCTGGCGCAATGACCAGCGTCAAGAGGACGTTCCAGAATAGCATGCCGTCGATTTCCATTATTCTGCTGCCGTTTGTTCCTGTGCCGCAATGTGGGCTGCGTATGCGTCTTTTACTGCTTGCGTATGAACGGCTGCGCAGATGGCTTGCACCTCTGTGCTTTCACCTGTGATGTCTGCATCTGGTGCGACTACAT